GATCGGCTAGTAATGAAAAAGCTCTTGCTGCTGAAAATAAAGTATATGGGATTATCCAAACTAATTTAAAACCAATCTTAGGTACAGCATTTACCCGAATAGAAGGTGAAAATTTACTCAAGAGAGCATACAACCCTAACTTATTACCTAAGTCAAATGCTGAAAGTCTAAAGATATTGGTCACGCAAGTACGTGCAGTAGCTAAAGCTAAAGCAGAAGCAGCCGTTTATTTTAAAAAGAATGGCACACTTGCAGGGTGGGATGGTCATATTCCGTCATATAATGATGTATATGATAGTTTGAGTGGTGGGGCAGACACTTCTGAAACACCTCAATCTTCCACAGCGAACGGTGGGTGGTCAATTAAAAAGAAAGATTGATATGTCAAAATATATAATTACTGCACCTGATGGTAATAAATACGAAGTAAATGCCCCTGAGGGCGCTACACAAGAACAGATACTGGCGTATGCTCGTTCTAAGTTTAGCGCACCACAAGAGACACGCGAACAAATCATGGAGGAATCGCGGTTACGCAAAGCTAAGATACGTAATGAGTATAGAGAAACTTACCCTGACCCGATAAGAGACGTACTTACTGATTTTGGGCAAGGTGGTATAAAATTTTCAAAAAATTTACTTAATAAAATACCAGGTGTACATATTGAAGATGACCCCTTTGCTGATGAAGAATCAAAAGCTTTCTTAACAGGTCAAGTAGCAGACCCTGTAACAATGGCTATAGGTGCAGGTACTGGAAAATTTGTACAACTTGCCAACTTAATAAAAAACCCTGTTATACAATCCACCATTGTTGGCAACTTAATAAAAAACCCTGTTGTGCAATCTACCATTGGTGGCGCATTGGGTGGTGGGGTAATCGGTGGATTATCTGAGGACGGTAGTGCAACATCGGGTACTTTAGAAGGGGGTATGTTTGGCTTAGGTTCACCATTACTGGGTAAGGCAATTGGTAAAAGCTTTGACTTATTCAAAGGCGGTGTTTCAGATTATCGCGCCAAAGGTATTCTAAAAGCAGTTGGTTTAGATTCACCAGAAGCAATTGCAGCATTAGAAAAAGCAAAGCCTGGTTTAAATGTAGCACAGATTATAAATGACCCAACCCAACCTAAGATTGCAGCACTTCAACGGTACGCACAAGAGTTTCGAGGTACTGAAGCTGAGATATTAAGACAGACTCAAGAGGCAGCACGTAACGCAGCAATGAGTAAAGTTGTAGGTGGTGCAACGAGTGAAGCGTCTATAAAAGCACAAAGATTGAGAGGAAATGCTCTTTCTAATGATACTAATCCGCTTCGTATAACTGAGCTAAATGCAGCAAATGAAGCAAATAACCAACTCGCAAGACTTACCCCACAACTAAACCAAAAAGAAAATTCTATTATTTCGGCAACTAGAAATGAAGCATCTACAAAAGGTGATTCTTTAATGCAAGCTAGAAAGCAAGCTGACGGAAAACCAGGGTGGTTAACTCAAGGAGAGAGGTCTGCGGAAAATGAAGTTGTTGCCGATACATTTAAACATATAAAACAACAACGTAGAAATGAAGCATCATTTATTGAAGATAAAATAGGTTCACTTGCTAAACATGGACTAACCCCATTGAAGGTAGACTCCATAGTAGGAACAATAGATAGTATATTATCTAAACCAGGTGATCGTGCTACAAGTTTGGTTCAGAAAGTATTAACAGGCGTGAGAACTTCTGTTAAAAATGCAGCAAGGGTTAATGGTGGGGTACTCGATGCATACGATTTACATGCTCTACGTAAATATGAAGTTAACTCAGTGATTGATGATTTAATAAAAGACGCAGGTAAATCAGATAAAGCAAGAGCTAGTGCATTAGCTTCTCAAGTTAAAGATGCTATGGATAAAGCAATTGTTGATGCTGGTGGTAATGGTTGGAAGTTATACCTTAACAAGTATTCAATGGGGATGCGTAGTATTGATAAAATGAAAATGGGTGATAAACTTCTTAAAGGTAGTGACGAACAGTTGATTAATACTACTAAAGGTAATAATCCTGATCTCGTTGAGGATATATTCGGTAAAGGAAATTTTGAATTTGCTGGTCAAATGGGGCAATCTTCAAGACCGTTTATTAGAGCAGGTAAAGAACTAGCGCGTGACAAAATGTTATCAAATTTAGTAGAGCCAGGAATGAATGAGGCAAAACAAGCAATATCTAAATTTACATTTGCACATAAGATACCTAACTTATTAAACCCTAAAATCACTGCAACTAATATGGCATTGAAAGGGATTGATAATTTGCTTAATGCTAAAACTATTGAAAAATTAAGCAATGCGATGTATAGTCCACAGGAGACTTTGAGAGTTATTAATAGTTTGACAACTGCTGAACGAAACATCGTTCTAAAAGCAATGCAAGACCCTATTAATGCGAGTATTGCAGCAGGTATGATGACAGGGGCAACGCAATGACATTTTTACAATTAATCAATGAGGTGCTTATTCGGCTTAGGTCAGATCAAGTGTCAATTGTCGACCAAGATGCATACACAACACTGATAGGACGGTTTGTTAATGAAGCTAAACGTCAAGTTGAAGATGCTTGGTCTTGGGATGCAAACAATACCACAGTCACACTTGTTACCACACCTAGCGTAAGTAAATATACTGTCACAGGGATTGGGGTACGTGCGCGTGATGTAGTAATCAACAATTTCACAAACAAAGCAATGTTACGAAATGCACCTAAGCAGTGGATTTTAAATCAACAACAACTTGCCACAGTGACCAATGAGCAACCTTCATGGTTCGCTTGGGATGGTGATAATGGTGTAGATGCTGCATTACAATTATTCCCAACTCCAAATAGTGCAGTGACAATATATGTCAATGCCAATGTACCACAAGTTGATCTAGTTGCTGCTGGTGATGTATTAATTGCACCGTGGGAAGTTGTTGTTGCTAATGCATATGCTCGTGCGCTCGTTGAGCGTGGTGAAGATGGTGGTTTAATGTCTAGTGAAGCTTACGGATTATATAAAAGTATTTTAGCTGACCGTATATCACTGGATAGTTCCAATGGGATAGAGTATGAATGTTGGGAAGCTACGTAATGGCTAAACCGCTTCGCCCATTCACTGTATCCGCACCTGGGTTCATGGGGTTAAATACCCAAGATGCCCCAGTAGAATTGCCACAAAATTATGCGTTAATTGCTGAAAATGCGGTAGTTGACAGGTTCGGCAGGGTTGGTGCGCGTAAAGGTTGGGTTAAAGTTAGTACCAACACTAATGCCGATCTTGGTACAGCAAATGTCACAACAATTGGTGAAATTGTCACTAATGATGGTGTTTCTACTGTGCTTGCTGCTGGTAATGGGTTTTTGTTCAAATTAGTAGGTGCTACACTCACAACCCTCACTTACGGTGGCGGTGGTGTCGCACCAGTGATTACAGCTAGTAATTGGCAATTTTGCCAGTTGACAGGTGTTGCGATGTTTTGGCAACGTGGTCACGACCCACTTATCTATGAACCTGCTGTATCCACAACTACATTTAGACGACTTAATGAACGTGCAGGGTCAGTGGGTACAGTTTATCAATGTCATGCTGCTCTTAGTGCCTATGGTCGGGTATGGGTTGCTGATACATCAACTGACAAGAACACGGTTGTGTGGTCAGATATACTAGCCCCTCACATTTGGACAGGTGGCACTTCGGGTTCACTTGATCTAAGATTAGTGTGGAAAGGTGGCGATGCTGTCGTAGGGTTAGCATCACATAACAATTTCTTATATATTTTTGGGAAAAATCAGATACTTGTCTATAGTGGTGCAAATGACCCTTCAACAATGGCACTCTCGGATTCAATAGTGGGTATTGGAGCAATTGGCAGAGACACCATTCAAAATACTGGCAGGGATGTTCTATTTCTATCTCAAACTGGTGTATTGTCGATGCAGCGCACCATCCAAGAAAAATCACAACCAATCCGCGATATTAGTATTAACGTGCGAAATGAACTTATTACAGCAGTAAACGCAGAAAACTCTGATAATTTGAAGGCTGTTTTTAATGGAATAGAAGCTATTTACATATTAACAATTCCATTGTTACAGCTTGCTTATGTATTTGATATGCGACAACCTTTAGAAAATGGTGCATCAAGAGCAACAACGTGGATTGATATTAACCCATCATGTTTTCTTAGCTTAATTGCTGGCAGTTTGTATCTTGGGAAAGGTGGCGCAATCGCCAAATACTCAGGGTATAAGGATAATACCTCATCTTACAAATTAAGATATTACACATCATGGATAGACTTTGGTGACCCTGTTGTGACAAGTATTTTCAAAAAAGCGTTATTCACTGTTGTCGGAAATGGTGATAAGACGGTAGTATGTAAATGGGGGTTTGATTATATATCTGGTCAATATAGTGCGACTAAATCAAATACATCACCAATACCTTCTGAATATGGTGTAGGTGAGTATGGCATTGCTGAATTTACTGGTTCTGCATCAAGTGCTATAGAAATTGTGTTTGAAGGTAGAGGATATGGTAAAGTATTACAAGTCGGGCTAGAAGTGAATATATTCGGACAATCATTGTCAATTCAAAGACTCGATGTTTTTGCGAAAGACGGAAGGATTTAAAATGAGTTATGTGAAACTTACAAATTATGCTATAAAAGATGCTCTACTCACTGGCGACCCTAATAAGATCGTCAAAGGTGCAGATATTGATGCTGAGTTTAATGCCATCGCCACGGCTAGTACAGTAACGGATGCAGCTTATGTTGCTGCCGATATAGTTGTTGCGGCTACTGCTGCTGCTGCCACAGCTCTTAAATTAAGTACATCCACTGCTGCCACAACATACGCTCCATTAGCTTCAGCTGCGTTAACAGGCGTACCAACTGCACCAACTGCTACAGTCGGTACTAATACAACACAAATTGCAACAATGGCTGCATTGTTGAACCAAGCTTTTACTTCTGCATTACCAGCGCAGACAGGTAACTCGGGTAAATTTGTTACAACGGATGGTACAACAGCATCATGGGCGCAAGTATTACCAACATACGCAGGTAATACCTTAAAAGTATTACGAGTAAATGCAGGTGAAACTGGTGTGGAATGGGTTAGTAATTCTGGTATAGGTGGCACTACATCAACAGCGTCGCTTACATTAACTTCAACAAGTGATGCCAGTATGGTCATTACACCAGCAAGTTATGGACTGTATGCAACACTGCCTGATGCAACAACAATGTCAGAAGGAATGAGCCAGTTTGCTATTTATAATGCTGGTGACTATGACTATGGAGTTAAAAATTCAGCAGGTACAATACTGGGGTGGATAAAGCCTTTGTCTGGCGGTTATATTGGGTTAGCCAGTAACGGCAGTTCTGCTGGTGTATGGAGTACGTCAGGACTTAGCAAGATAGGCGTTACTGCTGGTTATGTTAATGTCGCGGCCATAACTAATAGTTCTTTTACTGCACCCGAGAGAGTCACAGTCGATTCAACTAGAGAAGCCTTCTTTTTTGGAACTAGTGGCGTTTATGTAGTTATATACGACTCGTCAACTAACTCGTTTGGTACGGCTTACCTAGTAAGAGCTAGTGCAGATGTAACAACAGTCACTGCTGTTCTTAGTGCGACAAATCAGATTTTAGTCACTAGCAGCATTACTACAGCATTTGAAGCCGTAACATTAACACTTGCTGGAACTGTTGTAACTGTCAATACCGCTGCCACTGATACATTAGCTGGCAACTTTAGCGCAAAAGGTGTTTTGGTTGCAGTCGGTAGCTCTTTTGTAGGAAGTTACAGCAGAAACACAAATACAACAGTTATACGAGGATTCAGCATTTCAGGAACTACAGTTACAATCGGAACTGAAGAGACTCAAACGGCAGTAAGTCTTATTGCACCTATCGTATTAATATCGGGTACAAGTATTCGAGTGCTTTCTATCAGTACGACATTTATTTATTGTAAACCCTACACCATTTCTGGTGCTGTTTTGACAGGAGGTACAGAAGCAAGCGCGGCTACAACAGCGACAGGCTTGTTCAGAGGATTTATAAATGGTAATACTAATGTTGTTGCAGAGTATCAAAACACTACACAATACGCTTCGATATTTAAACTTACGGGTACAGTAATGGCAGTATCCTCTGTCCAGTTGACCGCCAACACTTCCGTAACTAATAACCTATCGGGTTATTCTGTAATATCGGCAAGTAAGACTTTTTTTACTAGCTATTTGTCCACTTCTTTATTATCAAACGTGCTTACAGATTCTTCGGGAACTGCTTCTGTAGGCACTGCTGTATTGTATGAGAGTAGTGCGACTCATAATAATATTTATGTCAGCCCCTCAAATGGTAATAATACCAAGGTTATCACTGCCTTTTCTTCTACTGGGTTAAATTGTGTAGTATTTGAAAGTTCAGGTACGTCACCTACAATTACAAAAGTTGTAAGGGCACCATCGCCAAATATCTATCAAGCCCCGAGTCATCAATCAGCCTATGGGGTATTAGCACCAACAATGTTTTCCATAGGCACTGTTGATTACTTTGTTGGTACAGGTTTATCCTCTATGCATACTTATCAAAGGACTGAGTATATAAATTTAGGTATTGCGTCAACGCCAACAATAAGAGGGGCATCGAATACCATTTCATGGTCTTCTGGTACAACTCAATCAACGACAGCAGGTTTATTTTTATTTAAAATAGAGGTGGCAGCATGAAATCAATAATTGCGCCTAGTGGCACTTTTGGTGGTTTTCACTATATTGAAGCATTAAAAGATGGCTATTTAGCTGATGGCTGCTACTATCAATACAGTGTGATAGGTATCCCACATTATATTAGTGATTGGGTAGAGCCAGTAATTGTGCCAAATAAAGAATCAATCAATGATCCTATTTTAAAAGAGTTATTAGCGTTAGATTTAAAAAGAATTAGACCGTTGGCAGAAAATGACACGGAA